TTTTGTGAGGATTGACCAGGATCAGGTATATTATTTAGGGAAGATCCTGTTGGAGTTCCAATAATACTAGCCATATTATTAATAATTTGCCAAGTGTATAACTGTGCTCCATACTCACTTACAGCTTCTTCAAAACAAGTGTAAAAATTTACATCTTGTAATTCAACATCTACTAAAGGATATCCTAGTCTTTGAACAGCATAAACTGCAACTTTATCTGCGTCTGATCTAAAATCATCATCATCATCATATAACCCAAAAGGAGTAGGATTAGTAACGGATGCAAATGAAGATGAACCGGGCCAAATAGGAATGTTTGCCATGACAATTTAATTTAGTTATTCGTTTATAAATATGAAAAAACTATAGAAAAATTTACATTCCGTTTAGTAAATTAAATACTTCATCTATTGCTTCATGACGGTGATTATCTTCTAATACTCTTTTATAAACATATTGAGAATCTTTAATTTTAGGTAAGTCAACTATTGCAGAATAATTAGAATCCTTTAAGTCAATTTGTTGGTTATCTCCACAAAATATCATTGTTGAATTTTTTCCTAATCTACCTAATGCCATTCTAAATTGTGAACGAGTTAAATTTTGAAACTCATCAACTATTACAATACTATTTTCAAATGTTCTACCTCTAAAATGTGCTAAAGATACAAGTTCAATTGATTCTTCTTTTTCCATTTTTTCTAAAATAAGAGGTTTATTATAAACTTTACGCATATTAGAACGAATAGGTACTAACCACGGTTCCATTTTTTCTTTTTCTGAACCAGGTAAAAAACCATTGTCTTCTGTAGATACTGTAGGTCTAGTTATAATAATTTTATTAATTTGTCTTTTAAAAAATAAATCTAAAGCAATTTGACATGCTAATAATGTTTTACCACTACCTGCTTTACCAACTATAAAATTATAAGGGTGGTGTAAAATTGCTTGTTTTGCTGATTTTTGTTCTGGTGAAAGTGATAATGAAAATCTAACCGAGCCTTTTGGGGGCTTTTTTGCCGTATTTTGTTTAGCCATTAATGTAACGTTTTATAATACATATAAAAAAAAGAGTCGCTATTGCGACTCTTCTTTAAATTTAACAGAATTAAATCTTATCCAAATATTTGACAAGTATGAAGTAAATGAGTATACTCATTATCCGCATGGGCAGCACTCCAATCTACATTAAGATTAAGATTTATTTCTCCTGTTGTGTCAACTGCTGTTGAAGTTTTAACGGCAGATAAAATAGTTGTACCACCTGCATCTGTTTGTAAGTTTGAACATGCTACAAAAGTACCAGCTGAACCAACAGTTCTAACTTGAATCCAAGATTCTAATCTTACAACATCATCATCAGCTACATCTAAAGCTGCACCTGTTAATAATGCTACTGTAGTAGATCCATGCACTAAGTTAAGTACTGGTGTTAACGTGTTACTCCCATTATTATCTAATACAAAACCTGCGCTTTGTAAATGAATAATACTTCCTGCATTTAAACGACCTGCTGGAATTGTTAAAGTACCCACATTTGCTGCATCTGTTGTATTATTGTGAGTAGTGTCTGCTACTTGTGCAAAAGTTGATGCATCAGAAACATGATTAAACTTACTGTCTAAGATGTTATCAAATGTCCTGTTTACATTTTTTAAATTGTTTAATGATCTTTGTCCCATTTTTTTATTTTTTATGAGATTATAGGGATACAACTATAGTGGTCAACCCATAGAGGCTATTTTCCCCGTTTTAATATTGTTTAACAATATCGACCAAACATTGTTTATCGTAAATAAATATAAAAAAAGAGCCGCTAATGCGGCCCTTTTTAAAAAAATATTTAAACTAACTTATTACAGCTCGTTTAAGTCTTGAATGTATACTTTACCATAGAAATCAGGACGAACCATTTTCTTAGCGTAACGAGTCATAATACCTTTTCTTGGTGTGAAAGATATCGGATCGTACACTAGAGGTGTCATGATTAATGGAATGTATGGAGCAAAGACAGCACCAGTTTCAAGGAATTGAGATCCTTTATAACCCATTAATATGATATTTTCTGTCATATAAGGATTTTTGTAAACATCGTATCTGCTATCTATAGCACCAATCTTTTGAACACCCATTGCGTATTTGTCTTGATCTCCTGTAGAGTTCGCAGCAAATCCTGGGATTGATTCTAAGATTGTAGAAATCTTTGGAGATACTACCATAAAGTTAGCACCACCTCTTAAAGTTTTCTGGTGAATTAAATTCGAAACTTTTTGTAATTTAATACCTAAAGTTTGGAACCAAGACATTTTAGTGTAATATACACCTGCATCATTAATTGTTGAACTAAATGTTACAGGAATATTTCCGTTTACTCCATTTGCTGTGTTATTAGAGCTTACTGATACATCTTTTGCAACTGCAGCACTCCAACCTTCAACTGTGTCAGCACTTCTAATTAACATATCTAAGATTTCTAAGTCAATTTCCATTGAAATGTACTCACTTAAGATAGAAGTTAATTCTGCTTCAGCGTCAATTGAATGGTAAGCATTAAGATCTTGAG